GATCGTTTCGATCGTATCTTTCCCGTGGATTTCGAGCCACTCCCGCGCCTTGTTTGAAAGTTCATAAAGGGCATCCAACGGGTTTTCTGTATTCGCATTGTAGAAGGAGAGAGAAAGCTTCGCCCCTTCCGGAATGAAATACACGATGGAGGCTTTCGTCGGATCTTCATTAGGTTTCGGGTAACGCAGATTCGCGGTGTCCTTGTTTCTCACGAGAACACCATAGGCACAGTACGGATAACCAGGACGGGGACCGTCCTGGTTTTTTCGAATCACTTGCGTTTCAAGATGGATCGAAAGAGCCTTCATTAAGGCGCGAAGAATCGAAGGACCTGTATCTGCCATTACTCGGCATCCTCCGGGAAATCCATGATGATGGCAGGGTAGAGCCCGAACCAGTCCGGCTGCGTCGAGTCGTAAAGAGTATTCCTGAAATCGCTCCACGATTCGGAATTACGATCTCCTAATGTGTTTATACAACCGGCCGACCAACCTTCGATTTTGTTTCGGTTGCCGGAACCGCAATGAATATCGATTCCGAAGAAACCTTCTTCTTCAAAGCCATCGTCGTTTTCGTTGTTCCGATTCCGATCTCTCCAAATACGAACCGGCGTTGCCTGATTGAATGCAGGAAAACCTTTGTGAAGACCTCGCTTGAACCAATGAAGTCCGTTTAATAGATGAGCGCATCCATTTGGATTCATCGGAGTTTCGGTGTATCTCCTTCCGGGATCGACAGTCCCTTGAAAACATTTCAGCTCGTTGCCACGAACAATGCAAAGAAGATCATCATATTTATTGAATGTGTTCCCGGTTCGGATGAAGAGGCTATCGCCCCGCTTCATCCGAACAGAGCAGGCCCTGATTCCAAAGATGGTCCAGGACCGATCGCTCACTCGATGATCCAGCGCCCCGGCGACCTTTGTCACGAGGATGGAATGAAATTCATCAACCGTATACACGTTATGCTCCCATAAACGGAATCTTGAGTTTACCCGTAACCACTAAATATATTAGAAAAACGATCAGTAGCAACGCGATCGCGATCCCGGCGATCCACTTAACGCCGGACTCGAATCCGGCGCCTTGCGCGTACGTCGCGACCGTGTCCGCGCATTTACGTAAGGAACTTTCCAGTTCTGCGATCTTTTTGTCCTTGGATTTAATGCTCCTATCTATCTCGATCAGGCTATCTCTACATTCTTCCAGGTCGGAGATCGCGCGTTCGACCGCCCCGGGTTCGTTATTCTGGAGCGCCGCCTGTGTCCTGCCGTAGCCCTCAACCTGTGCCCTGATTGCACTCGGCGGAGAGAGTTGCGGCGTTATGCAAAATAAAAGCGCATAACAAAGGATGAACACTGCAATGATTGTATTTTTTTTCATGACCGCTCCCGTTTTGACCCCTTATTTTCAAACCCCTTCGCGCTGAATTTGACTCCCACACTCTCATTAACCCGCTTGCCGAGATAGAGCGCACCCTGACCCAGACAGAAATATGCGAGCATTTCGATCAGGGAAAACTGCTGCTCCGATATTTTATCTATTATAAAAATATAATATATGCAGGCGGCCAAAAATACGAGAAATACGATCCAGGTCCTAAGCGTCGTGTCGGAGAACTGTCCGGTTTTGTCGTCCTGCCAGAGAAACTTCATTGCGCGCGCCTCCGTTTTTTTGATTTGGGGGCGGGCTGCTCTTCGGGCTCGGGATACGAGGTCACGAGGCACACAGTCGCGGAGTCGGTCGGTAGGTCGCCGGCGACCTTTTCCAGGTTCTGGGCGTAACGAACGTGCTCCGCATTCGCCCTATCGAAAAGGTATTTCAGCCTAATTCCGTTATTAGTTCCCACGTTGTGAAATAATTCGTAGAGAGATGAAAGGGCTTTCGAGTTCAATGTCGACACTCCGGTCAGGTCTAACGTGAGCCGCTGGTCCGCGAATGGCATTAGGCGGACACGTTCGTCGAGAAGCCTTAGGAATTCGCCGAATCTATGGGAATCGCTAACGCGCAGATGGTTCGTGAAACGAAATAAGAGCTCCTGGGATTCAACAAATATTTTTGCGGGATGTTCCAAGATTCCGGTATGGTTCTCGAGTGTTCCGCGATTCGATTCGACGTAGCTCTCGAATTCGTCGAGGCGTTTGCGATAACTTTCAATAACGTCTCTTTGCATCTTAATTTCAGCCAAGAGGGCGCCAATCTGCGGATTAGAATTTTTTGATATTGCTGAGAAGGCCCAGACCCAGAGCGTTTTTAAATCCCCCCAATATTTAAACAGGATTAGGCAGAATACAAGTGCCGTCGCGGCAATGAGCTGATAGAGTGAGGCTGAAAAAATCTGTTCCACGATATTCCCCTAATAGATAAAAAAAGTGAGCCGCAAAGCGGCTCACTAAAACGTCCCGTCTAAACCAGCATTGATTTTGCACGATCAGGACGATTGGAACAAGACCGAAGTTTCCGATATTACGAGCCCTTGCGAATCAGCTTCTCCGTGACGTTCTGAATCAATTGTATTCGTTCGTCGGGCGCGTTGGATTTTCCGGAGACGACCCGAGAGACCTCGTCGGTAGTGAGCCGTATTCCGCTAAGCTTCGCCTCCTTCGTGATATCCGAAATTAGGATCTTCGCTTTATCCATCCGGAGTCCCAGGTCTACGAGTGAGGCGCGCCTAATCAGGTCTCTATTTGCAACCCCCTTAAAACCGGATAACTCGTCCAAGCAGCTTCTAAAATACTCAATACCCAACGGGCTTGGGTGCACCGTTTCGCAAAAAAGGGCCCTCGCCGTTGTTCCGGACTTCCCAGACTCGAAGGAAATGTCGAAGCGGCGCTCCGCGAAATCGATGATCTCCTCGCGGTCCAGATGCTCCAATTCTATATACCCGCATCGGTATCCCACCTCTCGACCCGATAGCACATTGTCCATCGCGGGAGATTCGTTTCCAAACATCAGGATTGAAAATAGCGGTTCGGAATGTATTTCCCTGAGCTTTTTCAACTCTCTGAACGTAGCATCGCTGATATCCTGTGCGGAATCGATCACCAAAACGATTTTTTTAGGCTCCTCTGATTTCTTTTTTTGCTTTTGCTGCAGTCGCAGAAGAAGGGTCCGAAGTCGCTCTTCTCTAAGCTCAACATCCGTCGGAACGGGCGAGTCGGGCGCGATGTTCTGAATCATGCGCGTCATGAGCGTCGGAACGCGAGAGCGTCCCTGGTTTTTCCAGGAGGTTACGTTTAGCGTTAGGAAGCTTTTTTCTATCGCATAGTCACCGGACACGTAACGACGCAAGGTCGTCTTGCCGGTTCCTACGTCTCCCGTAATCAGTAGCCAGCCGTTGCCGCTGATGGTTTTATCTATCCTGCGTAGAGCGCGCTTTAATTGGTCCGTCATTAAAAAATTCATGTCTGGCCACCTCCTCTCAGAATGTCTATGTATTTACGAAGATCCGAATATACTAATTTATCCTTAGACTCCAGGATGAGTTTGAAACTGGCTATGATCGCAGGCAGAAGATCTTCGTCAATCTCTCCCGCCGCCTCTTCGAGCGCACATAATGCATCTCCGACAGACTCGTATTCCGTAGGAAATCCGAGGTCCGGAACAAAGTGCGGACGAGTCATACCGTTCCATTCGGGGACATCGATCCGAGGAGGGAGGGTGGACTCGAACGCGAACGTGGTACTCTGAGCGACGGCGCGAATTTCTTTTCGCAACTTTTCCTCGGGGGTTTCCGACCAATCATAATCATGATCGTTGTGAAATGTCCCCATCTTACGACGCTGCTTCCCGCGGCGATCGCAATCATACATACGACCCGTGCGCGGATCCAGCGCTCTGACGCTGCCGGTTATATCACGATATATGTTGAGTTCCGTCCCGCGCGCTATGTCCCTGCCTACAAAGTAATACTCCGCCGCCGACTTAGAGGTCCATTTGATTGATATGCAACCGTACGCGTCTATCTTGCGACAGTGAAACGCAAATCGAGCATTGCGAATATCATCCGCGTTTACGGCTCGGAGCGGCGTCCTATTTGTGCTTTCGCAAAATTTTGCGTAGGCCCCGCTGACCGTGTTGTGGTATATCTGCCATTGTTTGTAATGCTCGTTGAGGGACACAAGGTCGAGATAGCCGTCTTCTAAACCCTTTAGCAGGGTCTCATGGCTGCGCTTTGCTCCACTGATTCGGCCCTCTACCAGACCCTTTGCCGACGGCATGTTTGGCTCGTGGGTCACGATATTAATCCCGAGACGATCGAAATAAGTTCGCGCCTCGTTAGATCCCAGTCCGGAGCCGCGATCGCAATATACGTTGAGACAGGCCCCCTGCAGAGGTATATCAGGTTTTGCTAATATCAGATCCGCCCAAAAATCCAGCCAGATCGCCGTAGATTCGCCGCCGCCCTCGGGGGCATATGCGCGGCAAAACCAGGCGCCCGAATAGAGATCGACCGCAAAGATCAAAATGATTTTTCGCAACCCCTCCCTGAATAAAATGTCCGCTAAATGCTTGTCTTTTTGAGACAAGTCCCTTCTGTATTTAAATTTGTTGTCGAGTCGCAGGTAGTGCTGGTCCAACGGGGTTGCATCCACTACGAACCACTCTCCGGCGTGATCGGCATACAACTGGACCGCAGTGCGAGCCTTGCGAAAATCGCGCATGCGCAGTCCATACCGCCCCAGATCCCTGTCTATCGTAGACCTGTGCGGAAGATCCTCTGCTCGAAATATTCCTTCCTCGACGCCAACCTGCATCGCGGACGCGGTGGAGGCGTATTTGATTTTAGAGTTTGTCTCCGTCGCAATCTTCAGAATCGCGATTTGTCGCACCAACCAGGCGCGTCGCTCGCGCCTGGACGTCAAAATTGTTCCGCCGCGAGGCTTCGGCTTTGTCGCATGAAACACCGACTCCCCGGCGCGAAGGCGTTTGAAGTATTTGTATACCGTGGACGCCGAATCGATCCCAAAACGCTTACAAACATCCTGCACGATTTCCCCTCGCTCGATCTTCGTTCCCGCGCCTTTTAGATCCCGCCACTCTCTATAATATTTTGCTAATGTAATCGGATCGACGATCGAATCTAATCGCGCATTCATTTCGTCTTCCCCTTCCCGGTCTCGGACGCATATAGAATCCCGCCAAATGCTTCTCGCAGAGACGTGACCCCTGTCCCTATCGCTTGAATCTTTTCGGTGATATGGGCCCTAATGTTTGCACTCTTGGCAAACTTAGAAATATCTATGGCCTCAAGCTCCTGCAACTCCGACAGAATTCGCTGCGTCGCAAGATCAAAGTGCCCCTTAACCTGCCTCTCTGTTCCAAGGGCTTCAGCGAGCCGCTTCTTATCCGTATGCACTACCGCATCCAGCTGAGACCGCAGCTCCGTAATCTCCGATTTAAGTTCCTCGATCATCTGATCTTTGCGTTCGAGCAGCACGTCTCCGCCCCGTTTAGCCTGGGTCGCGGTTTTGATCCGTTCGCTCAAACTCCGCTCCTTTTCCAGGAACCGAGCAGAGATTTCGGCCTCAAATATCTCCAGGTCAATCCTCTCTCCGTTGCGAACGGCATATGATTCCCCGATCGTGACGTCTCCATATTCCGGATCATTTGCAAATCGCAATATCTGTTTGATGTTTCCATGAAACACCTTCAGGGCCGACTCGGAATCGAACCGCTTGCCAATTGCCAGATATGTAATCGCCTGGGTGAGCGGCAGGATGTTCTTGAGTTCAACCGCCACAAATTCGCGGAAGCTCGCGTATCCGACGTATCTATAGAGTTCGTGATCGTGGATCTCCTTAAGCGCAAATATCGATTTTGCAATATTTTGCTGAATCTCGGATACGAGAACTCTACAGCGGAACGCGGCATTCTCCGGCGACAGGACAATCGGATCGACCGGGACAATGTTTGCACCGTCGAATTCGTCGGGCGCTTGCGTGGTTTTTTCGGTACGTTTTTGGCTCATTGTGATTCAACCTTATGCAAATTTTAATTCAGGGGAAATTGTTGCGACGTCCTTCACTTTCTTTAGGATCTTGTAAACGTGTTGGCGAGAAATTCCGAACTGTTTAGCGATCTGTGGAGCGGGAGTTCTCGAATCAAACAGGCGACGAATTTCGTCGTCTCGATTCTGGGCGTCATCCGTGCGACGAGAAGAATTGTCGCCGTCGCCTTCCAAGCGACCATATCCGTGCGACACGACAGTCGCCTTGTCGCCATTCTGTAGGCTGTCGCCTGTCTTCCCGTTGTCGCCATTCTGTAGGCTGTCGCCAAACTCAGTGTCGTCTTGTGCGACTGTCTCATGCGACACTGTCTGCCTTGGCGACTCAGCCGGACCTGTTGGTATCCCTGCGTAATGACGCGCTTGGGGCCCAGTCAGATCCGCGACTTCAAGATTCCAGGCGTTTTGAGTTGCGGCCCTATTGCCAAGCGGACCAAAATCCGTTTTTAGTATATCTGAATGAACGTCCGCTATCTTGTGAGATACGAGATAGTTTAGAATCGGAACGCAAACGGCCAGAACCACCGCACCTAATAGCAGGTGCCAAAAGTAGAGAGATAACTCTCTCTTCGTTTGGATCTTCGCGTTTTCAGCCACGATTCGTTCGTTTTCTCGTTTAACCAGCTCGGTTTCCAGCCTAAAGGCCTCGACGTACGTTTCCTTTCCTCCATTCCAATACGCCCGCGGATTGTACGTTGGGTATTTCAGAAGCTCTTTTGCGGGATGCGACTGTTCCTCCCTGGCGAATTCGCTTAACAGCGGATCTACGAAGCTCGCAAACGACAGCATCACGCACAGAATTGTCGCACCCACGGACGCCCAGCGGTAACCGAAGAACGCGAGATAGAACACGATCCCGACCGTAATCGCCGCGCTTGCGATTCCCGCGAGCATGCTTCCTGACAACGTTTGATAGAACTCGAAGAGTCGACTTCCCTCTGCCAACGAGAGCAGAGCGAGAACGACTCCATGAGGTAGCCATTTTTTCATTTTGATTCTCCTGATTAGTATATTAAATTATTCGAATTTATCGGAAAGTTCGACCTACCGGATTCCGCCCAGTATCTGGGCCTTGCGTCTGCGAAGCTCCTCGACCGGAATCCCCATCTTACGAGCGCGCACCCGGTCGCCGAAGTCCGTAATCTCGGATTGAGTATACGTTCGGCCTTGTTCCCTGAGTTCCAGCCAGTTGAGTGTTATTTGCTGAAATTCGGAGACGGTAATTCCCCATTCCGTAAAAATGATTTGCTCGACACGTTTCGACCGCCGGTCACCGTGGAGAACATAGGAAATGAATTGCTGGGAGATTCCGTATTTCGCAGCGAGGGCATGTGTTGAATTGTATTCACGTACTACTATTGCCGACAATAGCGGGCAATAGCTACCCTTGCCCGTGCGAATACGAATAGGTTTATTGTTCTGGGGCAACAATAAACCTGGTGGTTCTTTATTGCATGGAAATAAGGAACCTGGAGATTCTTGCGTCCCTGGCAGTTTGTCGCTGGATCGAGGAGCTGTAGTATTCCCAGACAATATTACATCTCTTGGTTGATTCGAGTAGGATAACATCATTTCGTAAAAAACGAAATTTACTTTAAAGTGTCAATTCTAATTTTACGAAAAATTAAATAAACATGAAAGAACGATTAGAAGAGCTTCTGAGCGCATTGTCGATGAATAGGAGTGGCTTTGCGACAGAATTCGGAGTGTCGCGATCCGTGCTATCGGAAATAACCAGCGGCAGAATCAAAAACCTGCCTGACCATGTGCTGTATAGGTTGATCACGGAGAGGAATCTGAATGCTAATTGGTGGTTCACGGGCGAAGGTGAAATATTTAGCCCCGTTACTCCATTGAGTGGAAAGACGCCAAAGGAGAAGATTCGGGCGATTGAAGAGATGAGGCGACTCAGGCAAATCATTCCGCTTGATATTGCCGAGGCGGCCAAAAATAATCCCGAGCTATTAGAGTTGATTAAGCTGGTATCAAAAATCCCGGCGGACAAATATCAACAAATTAAGAGGATTCTGAAGTCCTTTCTATTGTAAACATCCCAATTATCACGCGACAGCCGCTCGACACGATCTCGTCCAAGGCGCGCGTTTCTCTCTCATATTCCTCGAAACAGCCCAACAAAATATGAGTAATTACTTCTTCTCTCTGCTTCAAATCCATCATACATTCCCGATCCTAAATTAACTATCTTTTTGTATAGCATTTGTATCCATATGGACAAATGCAACACACAATTTCGCATTCATTTCTCGCAGAATGTTGGATTTGTGACTTTCGGGCGATTCGGCTCTATTTGCGAATCACCGTGTTTCAAAATCGGGCCCTTGTGCTCGTAACGTGTAAAATCGGAAAGACCGCTTCTTTTTTAAAATGTAAAGAATCAAATATGTCGATCCGATATAGTAACTGATATTTTTCAGAGAATCGCCACGATTTTGCAATAAAAAAATTCAGGACTCGGGAATAAAATGAAGGACCGTCTACGGATTTTAATCGACTCTTTAGGGATTTCGGACAGAGCATTCTGCCAATCTGTCGGAATCGGCCAGAGTCGATTGAGCGAGGTTTTGAACGAGCGGACCGAAAACCTTTCGCTCAATGCTCTGATCGATATCCACAGAGCCCATGACGTAAATCTGAACTGGCTCATCGTGGGAACCGGGGATGTATTCTGTTCCCCGAGAATGGTTCAATATAGCTCAATCATCGAAATCAAAAATACGATCCAGAATTCACCGGCTCAGGCGGCTCATTTTTTGGTCTCTCGGCGCCCCGAGTTACTCGAATTGCTGCGGATCCTTGTGAGAGTGCATACGTCGCGATACAAGCAGATCAAGGTTATCCTAAAATCGTTCCTCCTGAAATAACGGAAACTATGCCCTTTTCCTGAACTCAAAAACTCTGTATCGTTTTCCGCTAAATGGCGGAGGCAAGACAATGTAAACCCTACAAAACCAAACCCTATGAAGCGGCGTTGCTCATGTATCTATCCGGAGACGCGGACAATGCGGTGCAGCTCTCCGCCCGGCTCGCAGCCGGCGGCGTCAAAGTTTCGGCGAATACGATTCGCTCCTGGATGAAGGTCGAGGATGCCGCCGGCCACGACTGGGAAGCGCGCCGGGGAATCCTGTATGAAAAGATCCTCAAACAAAACGAAGGGGAAGTGACTCTCCAACTCGATAAAATTCGGGACAGGTGTTCCAATGTTCTCGACGGAATACTCGAGGACTTGGAAGAGGGATCGCTTCGGTTTAAAACGAAAGACACTGCAATCTATTCGCTGAGCAATATGGTCACCCTGCTCAAGGGCTTCCAAACTACCGACAGATGGAAGAATCCCATATTCGTAATCTCCGAATACACCAGGCTCCTGGAGGGAATTCCAGCGGTACGACGAGTTCTAAAAGCCAACCATAACAAAATTCAAAAACAGCTCAACGCTGCGATAACTCAGGACGGAACGGCCGATGAAGCGGACGCAGGCTGAACCCGAGTTCTCAAGATCCGATGTATTCGGCGCCATTCTCGAGGAGCGAGCCAGAAGATTCGGAGAAGTCGATCAGAATTCCAGAATATACGGAAAACTGCATGGACGGGAGGATCTGTTCGCATTCGGGAGGCACGTCGATCCCGAATTTGAGGATCCCGCACACATCCGAAAGATCGGAGAGCAGCTGATAAGAGTCGAACGAGGCGAGCAAAGGCGCCTTATCATAAACGCACCTCCCAGACACGGAAAAACCCTGTTCTCATCGAAAATTTTCCCGGCGTGGTTTCTGGGACGAAACCCCAGGCGGGAAATTATTTCGACTGCGTACGGTGCCGATCTCGTCAGCGAAATTACCGGAAGACAAAGAGACATTTGTGAAAGTAGAGAATACCGCGAGATATTTCCAATGGTTAGAGTTCGGGGCGATAGTCGAGCTCGCGAGCGTTGGAAGACGACCGTCGGAGGCGTTGTTCTCGGTTCCGGAACCGGTGGGGCAATTACCGGATATGGTGCCCACCTTCTTAATATTGATGATCCGATTAAGAATTTCGAAGAGGCTCTCAGCCCGACGTACCAGGAGCGGGCCTGGGACTGGTACAGGACTGTCGCGAGAACGAGGGTGTACGCGAACGGCGCGATTGTAATTACGATGACTCGGTGGGCCGAGTTCGATCTCGTCGGAAAAATTCTCGCCCAAGACGGACGTGTTGAAGACGGGGGGCTCTGGACCGTTCTAAGACTGCCTGCTATCGATGAAAACGGAAACGCTCTCTGGCCCGAACGATTCAACATCAACGAGCTCAATGAGATTCGTAAGACCCTTGGCGAAAAGCTATTCTCCGCTCTCTACCTACAAGAGCCGATTGATATTCAGGAAAAACTTTTTGAGAATCCGACAATCGAGGAACCTCCGTCCGGACTCACGTATTACGCGTTCCTGGATCCTGCGTTTACGACCGGGGTAACGTCCGACTATTCAGCTCTTAGTATATTAGGAATCGATAATAAAATAATCGATCGGAGCAGGGCCGAACTCTGGGTTAGATATGGAGAAATTTGGAAACGATCAATCGATGTGATTTACGATCTCGTTGAGAGGGCCTGTATCGAAAACAACGTTTCCGTTTTGTATGTAGAGTGTAACAACGGCGGCGATGCGATATATGAAGCCCTGAAAAAACGGAAAACGTTGAAAGTCGAGAAGGCCCATGCGTCGGGAAATAAAACTCTGCGAATCGTCGATCAAATTCGTGGGAACTGGGGACGACTCCGCTTTTCGAGATTCTTGAGCCCTGCATATTTCAACCAAATTTTAAAATACAACGATCAGGCCGCACACGATGACGCTCCGGATTCGCTCGCAAGTTTGATAAAGAAAGTTGCGAGCACGGGGAAGTCCTTGCGAGATCGATACAGTTGGCTTGGAAGGATTGGCTAATGAGTCGTAAAAAAAAAGGTAAACTCGAGGCTCGCTTCGATGGACTAACGGATACTCTCACAGGAAGAGGCACCGACACTGACAAGCTCTCTCAGCTGAGACCCGCTTCCTATTTTTTTCCACCCGAGGAGTGTCGTGCGTGGTACCGCGCAAATGGCTTTTTTGCAAACATCGTCGATGCACCCGCCGAAGACGCAACTCGCGAATGGATCACAATCAAAACCAATATGGACGGTGCTGAGAACGAATTGAATGTCTCCCGGCTCATCATGAACCGGCTCGAGGAATTAAAACTCCAACAAAAACTAAGGGATCTGATTCGGTTCTCCCGGCTTTATCAGGAGGGCGGATTTCTATTTTACGGACTGAATGCGTCTGTCCCTCAAACTACCCTGAACATCATGGACCCCGCACCGAACGAAATTAACAAAATTGCATATATCAACGTATTCGGTCCGGACCGCGTTGCGTTGACGGACAGAAACTTGAGTCCGCTCGCGGCTTCGTATCACATTCCGGATGTTCGAATTGACGGGTATTTCGTTCACGACAGCCGTTACTCGTGGCTCTGCCCTTCGTATGTCGCAGAGGATGGCCGCGGCGTATCCGTGATCGAGACGGTTATAACGGCAATCATCGCGCAAGACACGGCTCTGCATTCCATTTCCTCAATGTTATACGAAACCGGAGCAAAGGTATTCAAATCCAAAAAGGTGGACGAACTTGGCGAGGCCGAAATGGGGAAATTTCTGCGACAACTTCGCGCAGTCCTCTCGTCTCAATCGCTCGTTGCGATCGATGGGGACGAGGAGCTTGCTCGATTGGAGAGTAACCTGAATTCGACGGGACTGAAAGACTCTCTCGAGTTTATTTTTGAAAACCTGGCCGGACTATCCCGGATTCCAAAGAGCCGATTGAACGGACAGGCGCAGGGCACAATTACATCGGGTCAGTTTGATTTCCGCTCCTATTACGACGACATCGCACGGGATCAGGAAAACGACCTCCGTCCTATTATCGAAAAGGCGATCCGGTTAGTCATCCGGGAACGACAAGGCGAGATATATCGGAAGTTAAACGGACAGGTCGACAGTTTGGATTGGCGGCTCGAATTCAATCCCCTCTGGAAACTCAGCGAGAAGGAGTCGGCGGAGATCGATCTGATACGAGCCCGTGAGGCTGATATTTATATGTCCAGGGGAGCGATCTCGCCTGTAGAAGCGAGGCCCGAGAGATTCTCAGATTTGGAAACGTATCCCGCTTGGAGCCCTGGCACGTCCCTCGAATTCGGTGATCCGCAAACGACCGGGGAGCCTGAAACGGAAGTCGATCCCCGGGAACAAGATGGGGACCAAGAGACGAAAGAAGACCGACTGAGTTTATTTTAGAAAAATTGAATGCACCCGATTCAACTTGAGCAACAGTATGCAAGTTTCTTCTTAAGCGATTTCGACCGTTTCGTAAAATCGTTTCTGACCGTACTCAAAAATTCCAGCGATTCCAATTTCTCCGAAAATCTCGAACGATTCAAACGGAGCCTCCCGGAGCCCGATAGGCAGAAAGAGCGATTCGAGCATCAATTCCAGCTCGCAAAGACCTGGGCGATTGACAAAACGAATGCGGCAATTTCAAAGAAGATTGAGAAACAATACGGGGCGACAGTCGCGACAAAATTACTGTCAAATTTGACGCCAGCTTTGTCGCAGAGTCGCCAGTCCGCGAAGGATGCGACAGACCCAGTATTTCCGACAATCACGATCTCGAATGCGACAAGCGAGCGGATCCAGGGATTGGTAAACGAATACGTTCGAACTAACTTGGGACTCAGCCGCAACATCAAGGACGAGTATTTCGAAAAGACGCAAAATCGGATCTTTTCGGGAATCAGACAAGGGTCGAGTTTTCAAACAATCGTTGACGATATCGTAAAAAACGGCGGCGGGGTCACACGCAGCAAAGCGGAATTTTGGGCTCGCGATCAGATGAGCCGCTTTTTTGGAACCGCGACAATGCTTCACCAGACCGGAGCGGGAATTCCCGGCTACATCTGGAGGTGCACTCATTTCAGGACCCGCGATCAACACCTTAAACTTGATAACACATTTCATCGATGGGACAAGCGTCCTAAAATTCTATACGGAACAAAAACGACCGAATGCCATCCGGGTGATGACTGGTGTTGTCGCTGTTGGGCTGACCCCTCCTTCGGAGGCGAGGACGGAGTAAAAGAATGGAGGGACGAATGGACCGCGCAAGCGCTCGACCTCACCCTGGGCGAAACAAACACTCAGGTCCAAATCGAAAACCCATTATCACGAGCTCAAATCGTGGAATCAATTCGATCCATCAATTCGGTGTTAAATATTCAACCGAAGATTGATCGGCACAAATTCAAATTTCTTTCTATTGAAAAATCTCATCCAGACTTTGGTCGTGCATCCGGTTTTTACGAACCGTCGACCGGTGTGATCTATATCAAATCGGGAATCGAGAACGCACAGACTCAAATCATCCATGAGGTATTTCACAAGTTGGATCGAGAATTTCTGTTTCGCGCCGGCCATTCGGGCCACCAAACTGCCGAAGCCGCCGAACTCATGCAAGCAATTCGAAACACAAGCTCATTCCGAAATCTTGTAATTGCGAAGCCGTTGAGCCCGGGTGCGCTGAGGGATTGGAGCGAACTTTCTCGGGAATCCGAATGGATCGCCAGGGTCTTCGAGCAATTTATCGCGGAAGAAACAAGCGATCCCAAGCTCAAGAAACAAATCCAAACTCGGGCTATGCGTTTTACAGCGATTCGAAAATATGAAATCTATTTGAGTAAAAAAGAACTTGAAATCGTTCTTCCGCTTATGCGAGAATATTTAGAGAGAACCGGGCTACTACGTTGAATCTTCTCCTGAAAAAAAAATTTACCGAATCGGAACTCGCGTCGATCAGAGATCAGATCGATGGAGAGCTGGAAGAGTTTCCCGACCCGGAGATTTTTATACAGTACTGCAAGCAGCTGCACAACTGGTCTCGTAGAGAGGCCCTTGCTGCAATGCAAGATTTCTTAGACGTGAAGGTCAAGGCCCGTCACAACCTCATCTAACCTCAAAACATCGGAAATTACGACCTTTCGAATCCCCAGTTGCTTTGTAAAATTTTTACATGCAACGGGCCATATCGTTTGATCGCGGAGAATTAGAAGTCGTCGAAACCGACGAGGGTTTTCTGCGTGCATTCGTGACGATCGCTCGCACCGGCGTATTCCCCTACCTGCGAAACGGCAAAACCCGCAACGAGGCGAAGCTCCCAGAGGAGCTATTCCGAAAAGAGACTCTCGACTCAATTAAACTCAAACCGACCACTGATGGCCATCCGCCCGTTTCGGATAACCGAGGTTTGATTGGTCCCGAGAATTTCAAAAAATATGCGATCGGAACACTCGGCGATTCGATTGAAGTCATCGACAACAAAAGAATTCGAACTATCGAAATCATCTATGACTCGAAACTAATCGGCGAGTTGAGGGCGGGAGAGAAACGCGAGGTCTCGATCGGATTCGAATGTTATTGCGATGAAACTCCAGGAGTTTTCGAAGGGGAGCGATACGACGTAGTCCAACGAGAAATTTCGATCAATCATCTTTCTCACGTTCCTCACGGTCGTGCGGGTGAAGAAGTCACAATTCATTTAGACGGTGCGGACGAAATAGGAATCCAACTCGACGAGGAGACAATGAGTAAAATAGACAAAAAAACCACAACGCAAGACGAGGATCCGACGAAAGAGGATCCCGCACCTCCGACGGAGGAGCAAATTTCAAAAGGGGTCCTAAAAGTCCTCCAATCGATGTTCTCAAAATTTTTGGGCGGGTCCGAAGAACCCTCCGCAGACGACAAAAAAAATTCCGAGCTTCAATCTCAAATCGATGCTCTCAAAAAAGAGAACGAGGATCTCAAGAGGAAAGGAGCGCCTAACGTGCAAAAAACAGATCCAACCGCACCGGAGCAAGACGCCGCAATGGAGGAGCGAATTCACAAAGCGGCCGCAGAACGATTGAAGTTGATCGAAACCGGTAAGGCGATCATTCCCGAATTCAAAGCCGATGGGCTCTCAGGTCGTGAGATCCGACTCAAAGTGATCGAGGCGATCCTTCCGACCAAAGGCGTCGCCAAAGACGAAAAAGACGAAATCGTGAATGCGGTTTTCGATGCGGCGGTCGAAGTCGCTGGCCACAAATTTTTTGTCAATAAGCCGGATGCGACATCCGTTCGAATCGATGAGAGCGACATCGAAAAGCTCTACGCGGCTCGCCTCGATATGAGGGAGGCAAAAAAATGAAGCCTACGCCACTATATCCCAACTCGCCTATAGGGCTCGGCAAGCAGCCCTACTATTATCCCAACCAGTTTGTCGAGGGGAGCAATCTCGCCGCCGGCGAGACAATCCCATTCGGTCGCGCTGTTGGGACGGGCGACGTCGTCGACGGAACCACCATTGTAGGGCTTTCACGGGCGGGACTCACCAGAATGTTTCGAGGAATTTCCGCCGAATCCACAGAAGCGAAAGATCCGGAAAACGGTTCCTATTTGGTAGGCGATCCGATCGGAATCGTAACGACCGGCGTCGTGATCGCCCACGCCGAGGAGTCCGTAAACTCCTCCCTCTCGGTGCGAATTCGAATTCAGGATCACTCCACAGATCAAACGAAACGCGCCGGGAATTTCTGCGCATCGGCGATTTCCGGAGAGACTGTGACACTCAACGGAGCCGAATACAAATCCGAAAGTGCCGCGGACGGCAAGGTCGTCGTATTCCTGTCCGATTCCATTCAGATCGTCCCAGACTAAATCGCATTTTACCGAGGAGATTAAAAATGCCCATCAAGACAGTAGGTCAGGATTCGATCCTGTCCAGAAACGACCAGCTCTTCATCCAACGCACTCTTCTAACACCCGTAGAAGAGGAGCTCAAACTTCGTAAAATCGCGCGAGTTAATCCGAGTTTCCCGTCGTATGCGAGAGAAATTGGATATGACGTTTACCAGCGGCAAGGGAAAGCCAATGTAACCGCGGCCGGCGCGAGGCCTAAGGACGTCCATTTCGTCGACGAATCTATCGAACGGATTACTCAGCCGGCTGTTGACATTCAGACAGCAATTCGATATGGAAAAGATGAACTCCAGGCAATGCAGGCAAAACGCGCCCTCGGAAACGGTCCTGCGTTTGCATTGGATCAAACGAGGATCGATTCCGCACGGAGGTTCGTTGCAGAGCGAGAGGATTACATCGGTTTCAACGGTGAGAGATCCCTGAAAGTTCCGGGGATTCTGACAAGCGCCGGCTACACGGAAGAGGTTCCTAATTTTGCAAGCCTAACCACAGCAAAGGCAATGTTAGAAGAGCTTCACAGAGGAAAATCATTCGTTGAAAAAAACGGACATTTTAGAGGCAGAACACTTTGTTTAACTCCTGAGGATCAGCTCAGGCTCCTAAAACCTTTAAACGATTACGCCACCGTAACTCTGCTCGAATGGTTCAAACAAAACGGCTTGTTCTTCGACAACATCATTACAACTAACGCGCTCAAGGCGGAAAACAATGTCCTGGGACACGATCTGTTTATGATTTTGGATAACAATCCCACTACGTTGGAACTCGCGGTTTTACAGGACATCACCTTGGGGCCACCTGTAACGGATTTTCTCGGTGAGACTATGATGCTTGTCGACGAACGTTTCGCCGGAGCTATCGTTTACTATCCGGAAGGGATTTACGTAGGGATGCAGGAAACGATTACTCCGACCCTATCCGAATCCGCAACGAGCACAAAAGATCCTAAATCGAAAAAAGCCGACAAGGACATTGCGAAACGTGGAACTGACTCTCAGTAGCCTGAAGGAGGTTCTCCCGGTGAATCACGGATTCAGCGATCCGTATCTAACCAGGATACTTTCCGACGCAAGTCGGGAGGTATCCGAACTCGATCGAGTCCCGATCGCCCATCGCTCCTTCGACCTCCTGCAAAGACTCAAATCCCTCTCGCTCATCCAATCCGACTCCTCCGTGCGACGAGGACTAACCTCCGCAGAAACAACCCCGCCGGATAACCCGACTTCGTTTTCTATCTCGGGAGCGTTTTCGGTAGGATTCGGCGGCTCCAAGTCGGATTCCGAACGAATCTTCGGTTCCGGCGGCGAGAACGCAATGACTGAAGCAAACTCATTTGAGATTCAATACAGGAAGGTCCTGTTAAAAATCCGAGGAGTCGGCGGGAGGGTAATCGCGTGATTATAGACGCAAGCTCAATCGCAATTCTAAAACGTATGGAGACCGCCGTTTCCGTTTTCCAGATCGGCGGGGAATATGTTGACGGGGAATACAGAACAACGTCCGATCCCGTCGAAAAGCGTTTGATTGTTCTTCCGATTTCCGGAGAGGAAATCAAAAACGCAGAACCGGGATTCTATACGCACGAGGACAAACTCGTGATCGAGCTCGGTTCAAAAACGTTGAACGAAAAAGATCGGTTCCGATTCGAAAACAAAACGTTTGAAATCATAAAGCACGCCGACTATGTTTCGATCGCAAACATTGCTCGATACACCGCGAGAAAAATCCATGGGCCTCAAAATCAGTGACGAAAATAACATTCCCTTTATTCTCTCTTCCTTAGAGGAGCTGGAGGGGATTTCGGCTAACGTAGGTGTGGCCGCGGATCCGGATTCGGAACTCGCAATCTATGCGGGTGCGCAGGAGTTCGGAGCAGTTATAACCTCCAAAAAGGCGATTGCAAAACTCTACTATATGCTTGTCGACGAGGGGCTCATTGACAAGGAAAAGCTTCCGATCTATATTTGGATGAAGGCAAAAACCGAAATCATTATCCCGGAGAGATCGTTCCTACGCGCCACATTTGACGACGAGGAGTCGATCAACAGAGCAATGAAGCTATTCCTATTTGCAATGGATCGCGCTCTGGTCGGTCAGGGCAAAATGATTTCAGCCCTGGAAGCCGCGGCGGATTCTCTCGTTTCGAGCGTCAAGGGGACGATCGCCGGCGGAGTGAACCCGGGCAATCATCCGCTCACAACCGCGCGGAAAGGACATTCCAAAACCCTAATGGGCAAAGAGCCTCGTTTGCAGCGTTCGATTACGAGAGAGATTGTAAAGGGCGGGCGGTAGAGGTGTTTTGTTTTTTGAGGCGGGTTATAATCTCTTTACAGGCGGTCGCTACCTTTCCGGCGTCAATTCGGGTCAGTTGATCCGGAGTCTTGTGAGCGACCTTTTCCGCAAGCGCTTCCAGAGTGTATGTCTTTCCGAGCCGCTCGATTGTCGCGATCATATTCGATATTTGCTTTTGTTGTTCGCGGCTCATCTTGGCGACATAGCCGGAAGGCTCATGCCGCTTTCTCTTTGTTCGTTCGCCGCTCATTTTCTCCATGACCTTCCCGGCCTCCTGGGCGGACAGATCCCGAATGGATTCCCTATTCGTAATTTCGAATACGATGCTATGCAACAGCCCCTAATCGATTCCCTTACTGCGAGCGGTCGCCCAGATCGCTCGCATCTGCGTGGATGTGATTTTAGGCGTCATAGTGATGGGCCTCGATCGGAGCCAGCAGCCGTTGTATGGCTTCGCCGGAATACAGATACTTGCGTCGATTTACCTGCTTTGCCAACAATCGTCCGGTCAGGCGATAGTTTGCAACCGTGCGGATGGTTACGCAGAGTAGATCTGCCACCTCGCTTTCGTCATACAACATTCTGGGGTTGATCCCGTTATCCAGTCTCGGTTTGTGCTCAGGCATGCTAATTTTCCTCTGCGGTTATTTCGGTTTTTATGAAATTTTTTATTTGACTTTTTTCGTATAATACGAAATATCCTAACAAACGTCAAGGACAAACCAAACATGGAACAACCGAATACATTACAAATTTCAGATCTTCTCAAACTGGTTCAATTGGAAAACCCGGATAATCAGATCTCCGATTCCGACGGGAATGCATACGACCTCGAAGACCTTCTTTCTGAAATGCGCGAACTGTGCGACAAGATCTTTCTCGCCGACGACGACTATCATCTGGCGATGCAGCTGATCGTAATGGCGGCATTCTCGGTCGGCTGGTTGAGCAAATTGGATCCGGAAGCCGTTAGAAAACTCGCACGGGATCGGTATACCGATCAATCACCCTGGGCTCACCAGGCGGGTAACGCAACAGCATGAGCACCGCCACATTGCCCGTCTGGGTAAAACCTGACATCTGCATTTGCGGTTCTATCGCAGAGTCGCGACAACATTTCGGTTACAGAACCAGAGCATGGGTTTACTACGTCGAGTGCGACGAATGCGAACGAATCACGGCATTCTATAAAACCGCTACAGAAGCCGTAAAAGCATGGAACAGCAATACGCTGGATACGGAGGATTGAAAACATGGATCGTTTCGAGATATTTAAAATGAAACTTTGGAAAGTCTTTAGAATTTTCCAGAATCAGCTTTACGTGAGTTTAGGAATCGTCGGCTTCAATCTTCAAATCGATTCTCCGCTCAGGGACGATGAAATCTGTTTTGTTTTCATTGGTTTACGAAAAGAGGGGAACTTCTCCTGGATCTTGTCCCAAGTTTTATTTTTTCAAATAAAACTATTCTATTGCGCGGATAGAAAATTCTGGAAATACAGAAGCGTTCATTTGAACGGTTACGGTTTTCGTTTTCCTGCAAATGGAGAGATACCTAAACATAGAGTTAAGCAAAAACCGTTTCAATTCACGCCGGAACTACTTTCTCAGATTATGGCAAAAGCCGCAAAGAATAGGAAAAACAAACAGAGCAATACAGAACGCTATCCATCCATATCATCAAGATTATCAAAATTATCGAGAAATTCGGTAAATCCGTCGAACCATTCCGCTTCCGGCATTGCGGCACAAAACGAGAGAGCGAAAAAAGGAAGATCATGAAGTTTGCAGAAGTTCTCAATCAAACAATTCAAAATCCAGAGGTCTTCTTTCAGAAAGATTCTGACGGGGATAAAATAGTAATGAATCAAGAAGATGCGATACGTCAGTCCGCGCGTTTACGACAAATGATCGATCGATATAGGCCGTTATCATCTTCGGCGACCAGCCCTCTGTCCGGAGCCCTGCGCATATGACACCTCCGTTCCAAGTTGTGCTTCTTCTGTTTTTAGGTGCGATCTGGGTCAGCGCCTTATACGCCTCGAGGAAAGAATCGTGAATTCGGAGCAGCTGATAGTACGGCTTATTTGTTGGGCCTTCTTTGTAATTATAGTTTATATAGGATGTGGGAATGAAACGAAAGATCAGTAAAAAATCGGAATCTGAAATCAAAGTCAGGCTCCTATCGGAAGCCGCCGAGAAAAAACTCAATGCGCATATCAATAAATTATATAAACGAATGAGCGAGTTCTGTTCTCAGAATGGATTTAATTCCTCGGACCTGGCTCGCACGCTCCGACTAGTCCCTACTCCGAAAACACCTCTCGTTCTAATCGCCGTCGAAGCGGGAGGAATAAAGATTCCAAGCGCAAAGAGAAAGCTTTTGTTAGCGGGAAATGAGCGCGCAAGTCGGCTAAAAATTAACCAGGAGATCGTAGATGAACGCAGCCCAAACGCCTAAAACATTAGAGGATCTGAATGCGCGCCTACAGAGGTTGGTTGAGATCGAAGCGAACCTAAAACGAATCGGCGGGGATAAAAACACAGAGGTCGAATCGGTTCGCTCCAGATTCATAGATACGGAGCGAGATCTCGTTTTTGAAAAGGAGCAGCTGGACCGTCAGGTTCGTGAATTCGTTCTGCAAAACAAGAACACGCTATTCGTCCATCGTAAAACGATCGAGCTCCCGTTTGCGACGATCAGGAAAATCGATTCGCAGGAAATCGAAATCACGGACGAAAAATCAAAAACCCTCCCTCCGTATTCAGTGGACCTGATCGAGAAATTTTATCCTGAGCGAGCAAGCGACGCGATTCAGATCAAAAAATCAATCAAGAAGGCGGCTCTCAAAAGCTGGACCGATGCGGAACTCACGAAGATCGGAGCTACGAGATTTTTCAACACAAATATAAATTACAAACTTAGAATGGAACTTCCTGAAACCGACGTTGCTCGGGATCTGGAATGAGGAATACGGGATTAACGATCATGAATATATTCCTCCAGCGTCCCGATCGCGAACGGTCCACAGGTGAAATCTCGAACATGCTTTCATTCTCAACTCGGACCGTTTCCTACCATCTTAGCAAAATGTCCGCGGCCGGCATTTTGATTCCGAAGGGAACGAGAAAGGCCCGCAGGTACAAACTCAAAGGGGCGACGAGCACAAATGAAAATTCCTGACTGGATTATAGACATACTAACGGAGATTAACGATCTCGCCGCGTCCGATTCGAACGCGAGTTCGAACGTGGATGAGATCTACACGCTGACGCAGGATGCGTTAGATAGGATTGAGGCGGCGCATAGACCACAGCAATTTTTTAGAGAAATGTATTAGCGAATTGTGATGCGAACACGGATCGCACCGAGCCTTCGAGATTCGAAGGTTGAGCGCGATCGATTAGACGACGATCAGCGGGCGCGCGAGGGTTTTATCCGTGTTACCTTGCGCGCCCCAAGGGGCTGGCCCGGCCCCAAAGGGAAATCCGGTCGGATCCATAAACCGGCCGGATTTCTCGGGCACTTTGGAATTATATGGACGCGTTTGAACCTATCGAGACGTCGGAAGAACGGTGGATTGAGCACTGTGAGGGTCTCCTGAGACGCGGACGGACTCCGTCTCGATGGAGAGATCTCCCCGGATGGATCAAAACCGAACGGATGCGAGAGTATTATATTGAACTGAAGGAGAGGGTAGAGAGGCAAAATGGTTCCGGATGAAACACTGAGACGATATACAAATATTATGAGATTGTTACATAAAATCAGATACGTTCTATTTTTTGACGAGTCTCTCACACAAGACGACAGACGTATGCTGGAAAATTATAAAAACACCCTCGAACCCGAGAGGCAAGCCCTCTACAAGGCGATTGAGACCGACCACGATTACCTACATTCATATTCAGATTTCGTAAAGCGGAGGAATGCGCTGTGAGTGATTTTAACAAGGAGTTTCGGGATATCTTAATGGATTGCGAATACGCGAGACTGGGACTGAGTTTCGTAGTCGGCCATTTGGATCTAACGAACCGCACATCTGGTCACTATGAGATTAGAGAAGACGAGTTCCGTTGCCTGAGAAACGTTTACGATACTCTCGAATCGAGAGTTAAAAAATTAAAAGACTCTGAATTTTACCCGTGAGCCAAATTTATTTCCATGAAACATAAGGAGATTCTAATGAAATCCAAAATGCTTATTTTTATTTTTTGGATGACAGCCGTTCTTCGATGCGACGATTACAAGGTCCAGCCATACGCGGAACGCGTTTGCGTCAAATCGCATACCACCCTAATCCCGCAAATCACCTATGCGGGTAATACTCAATTCGTCAATTATATTCCAGTGGAGGAATGCGACTTTCACGAATGGAGAATTATTGAGAACGATACGGTTTATAGAATCAGGGAACTTGAAAAAGTAGGACCACTGAAATGAAAACCCTTCCTGTAGGAGCAACCGAGGTGGGATTGTGAGTAAACTCGAAATCCTGGAATTGGTCCTCATGTATGCCACGTTTTGGACCTTGGTAGGTTGGATGTTCTTTGGATTGATTTTCATTTTAATCCGGTTTCTCGTATTCGAAATATTTAATAATGATACTCCGAAGTTTCAAGACCTGGATCGAAAATTCATCGGAGGTTATCAACCGAAACAATCTCAGGATACAAATCAAAATCCTCCAAGGGAGGAGGCGGGCGGAGCATGAATCGAGATTCAAGGTTCGGTTTATTTATGACCGGTTTTCTCCAAGTCTTTCTGGTAGCTATTAACTCTTACTTAATAAGCAAAGAGCAATACATTCCCGTTTTCGTTATCGGCGGACTGATTTCGTTTGTATGGACTTGGAATGTTCAAAAGATCGCATTTGGGACAATGAGGGATCGAATAACGTATGCTTCAGGCGCGGGGTTCGGATCAATAGTTGGGTTATTCGTATCCGTTTATACTCTTAGAATTTTCACTTCATAGGGAGGCGACATTGAAAACTTCATCCCGGGAAAAAATATTAAACGAAGTCCGTGAAGAACGAGAGCGGCAGGATTTTAAATGGGGGGAGCAGAATCACGAACCCATGGAATGGTGTCCGATCCTCGGTGAGGAAGTCGGGGAGGTAAACAAGGCTGCTCTGGAAGCATATTTTGGATACAAGGAGAAAGGAAATTATTCCGAATATCGGAAGGAGCTCATTCAGGTTGCGGCTGTTGCAATTGCGATGATCGAGTCGCTTGGCCGAAATCAATCCAAAGAAAATCATATTTAATTTATCTCATATGCCCATAAACTTTAAAGAGGCCCAGAAAATTTCCCGTTCATTTGAGCTGGCGGCAGATCAGTTGAATTTTCTATCCGGTTATATTGAGGCTCGCAATCATCTCAAGGCGACGGGCTCGGGCCCGGCGTATGAGCTCGGTAAAGAATACGGTCAAGCCCCCCCCCCAAAAAAAAAGGGGGCATATAGATGAATCTTACTTGGACTTGGGAATTTAACACAAACCAAACAGGTGGTACAAATGAAAGATCAAACAATAGGCGAGATTTCAGCAAAAATGGTTCAGCAGAATTTCAAATGGCCTCATCGCCGCGAGATACTACGTTGGACGTTTACTACCTTCGGGGATGCGTGCTCTGGATTACGGGATCTGGCGTATAATGAATTCCTTATGGATCCCTTGGACAGTAATCGTTCCATATATCGTGATGAGCTAATGTGTATCGCAGCCGCCGTGATTCAGATGATTGAATCCTATGATCAAGATCTTTCTAAGGATTTATCGGGAAGGGCCTGAAAATGTTGGATCGAAAACAACTTTTTGCAGTACATTCCGAATTTTCGGGAGTTCTCTTACGGGAAATTTTACAAGAGATCGATCCTTGTTCTTGCTTCAAGAACCGACACACAACTTGAACTTTTTAAAAACGAGGATACTATATGAGCACTCGACCGGCCGGAAGTACAATTCTGTTAAATGACATTCCAGATCAATGTCCGATTGGCGACGCGATGATTCTCGCCCGCTCTAAAACAAAATATTACGGAGCATACCCCTCCGGCCTCTTGGAGAGAATTCGGCCCCTTTTAGTTGGAGGAGATCCAGATGCGACGATTCTGCACATCCCTGGAGGACGGGCGGCGGAGTATAACGGCGTAAAAGGCGGAATCACTCTAACAGGTTTCGGATTGAATGACCTCACCGTCGATTTAGATCCTGAGTGCAATCCTGACATTCTATGCGACGTTCGAAAACTGTGCGACAGAGTTGTCGCGAGAGGCGACAATATTTATTTTTCTCGATCCTTATCCGACAATGGCGACAATCCGGATACAGTCCTGGTGCTGCCACGTCCAAAGGCCGCCATTATAGACCGTCCTTATAGCGAGAGCCACGCGGAGAACTATGCTCCCGGAAAATCATTCCTTCCCAACCTGAATAAACTGATCCGCGACACTTTCGAAATAATAGTCCCCTGGGGACTGGTTGGAGTTTTGGATTACAAATGGCCGGCACCCGGCAAAGAACAGTTCAAATGTATCGGGTTGCACCCTGTTCTTACAGGTGAGAATAACGACATCCGCCTTTTTTCGATTTGGAAGAGACGGGAGATTTTGATTGCGTGAGCTGGCACTTTTCGCGGGCGCTGGTGGAGGCATACTCGGAGGAAAACTCCTCGGTTGGAGAACCGTCTGCGCAGTGGAACTCAACTCCTATTGCGCAACGCAAATCATTGGGCGCCAGAATGATGGGAGTCTTCCACCGTTCCCCATCTGGGATGATGTTCGTTCCTTCGACGGACAACCATGGCGAGGTCTTGTTGACGTGGTTTCAGGAGGATTTCCTTGCCAGGATATCTCGGTTGCAGGACGAGGAGCTGGAATCAACGGAGAGCGTTCCGGTCTCTGGTCGGAAATGTTCAGAATCATTTGCGAAGCTGGACCCAAATTCGTCCTCGTGGAAAATTCCCCACTTCTTACCCGGCGTGGGCTTGATCGCGTTCTCGCAGACCTGGCCTCGGTGGGGTTCAATGCGGAATGGCGAGTGTTGGGAGCGGACGATGTCGGAGCTCCGCATATTCGAAAACGAATCTGGATTCTTGCCTACTCCAGTAGCGAGTCAAGGTTCAGGAAATCGGAGCCCAGGCAGCTCGAAATTCAGACCGTCACTTGCAGAGATGGCGCGAAAAAATCTATGGCCGACTCCGACGGTTTGCGGAAACAACAATCGCAAAGGCGCGAGCAAAAAATCGGGGGATGGACTGGCGACAGCCGTGAAGAAATTTCCAACCCCGCGAGCGAATTCGGGAAATGGATCGGGACCAAGCCGGATTGGGAATCGAATGGATCTCCAAACTGTAGCTGGTGGGAAACTGAACCCACGCTGGGTAGAGTGGTTGATGGGATGGCCTATCGGGTGGACCAGCTTAAAGCCATTGGGAACGGACAAGTTCCACGAGTGGTGGAACTTGCATGGAAAATACTGAGTAAGGAATTTCAAATATGAACTTAACAGAAAACTTTGAATCAGAAGACGATTGCATGCAGGAACCGGATTATTATTTCTGCATGTGTTGTGGCACACAGACGGATGGGCAGGATGGGCATGCATTTGATTGTCCTCGTTGCATGGGACCAATGGAAGAAGGATATTTTTGAATGACTATGATAAAGATCTCCATAGCTCGATTTATCTTTTCCTATATAACAATTTGTGCAAATTGGAAATATTCACTTGGCTTGAATCCGAATTATGTAGCGGCATTTGCAATTTGCTTAATCGGCGAAATGTTTTATATGTTTATAGCAATTTTACTTAAAAATTCCATTCGAAATAAAAATGAATCCGTTCATAAGTGGGATGAAGAAACCATAGAATATAAGTGTCCGGCCTGTACTTGGATTAATCGAGTGACGATAAATGAAGCCGAAGAATATTCTCGTTACAGACTTGATGCACAATTTAATTGTAATTATTGTGGATTCAAGTCCACTATTGAATTAAGAGAGCGGATTTAA